TGAACACCCTGATTTGGAAAGTATAACTCTCCGCCTTCATAGTCTTCGTTTAAATAGAAAAGGCTTGAAAGGTCGTAATTTGGAAAATCATTTGGAAGTCCTGCATCTGGACCTTCATGCAGTTCTTTGTCTGCGTGAGGCTTCTGAAACTGCCCTGGAAGCCATCTAACGATAGTTGTTCCAGTAGGAGTAACCTTTACCTTATAAAAATCTTCGACTATTGGCTTTAGTCTTTCAAACAGTCCTGCAATTATTGGTGCAATTGATGGATCGTTTTTATCTAATGTAGGACTAGTTGCAACCCTATCTTTCCAGTAGTCTGAATCATAAACGACTGTTCCATTTTCATTTACATGGCTTTCAGTAACATCCCAAATCGTCAATGACTTTGCAGCCTTTTCTAAAAACTCTATTTCTTGTTCTGTCATAAAGTTTTCTAACTCAACGATCATTTCTTTGCCATCACCGAACCAGCCAGAAGGCGTGATTGATGGTTTTCTTTGTACTACCTTATATTCGTCCATGTTCATATTGTATCACCATTCATATTATTTTTAACTGAAAGTTTTAATGCTTTTACTTCATGAGAGCCTAGACTTTCTCCCTTTTCATTAACAGCATCTCTATACCAGTCTGTCCATTGTCCAGATTTATTAACTTCTTGTGCTGCTTCCCCATAGGCCCTATTTGCATTTTCTTTTGATCTGTCTTCATCCTTATACTCAACAAGTTCTATGGTTGTGTTATTTAGATTTGTTAGAGATATCGGAACAATAGTTGCTATTGGAGTTCCTGCTTTTATGACCACTCTTTGATTTGCTTTTCTTGCTTTAATTGCTAATGGCAGTGGATTAGGATAAAAAGATGTGCTAACTAAGTTAGACAAAGTTTCAAAGTCTTCGCTAAAATAATTTACTGGATTAATTGTCCAAATGCTAATGTTGGGATCTGTTCTAAAAACCAAACTAGTGTTTAAACTTATGGAGGCCTGTCCTCTTCCAGCATAAGAGCCTGTCGGACTAAATATTGTTACATGTTGATCTGTTTGATCAGTTATTCCGTCCCACTCAAACTCAATATCTTCTGTGCAAGAAAGGTTCCATCCAATGACATTTGCCTGTGTTACTGGAAAACATCTATATGCATGATTGTCTGAGGTTTCGTCCATCCAATCTCTTTTAATTGACATTGGACTAATCTCAAAGTTACTACCTTGCATTTTTTCTACTGAAATATTTAGCATTACTCTTGATCCCATTTTGAATCATACATGTCTGGTGTATGATACTTTTTGCTGTAATCTAGCATAGTAACGATTGAATACTTTGTACCAGAGTGTACTGGCATTGCTTGATGAGGGTACATAAAGTTAGATGGGAATACATAAAGATCCCCAGCCTTTGGCTTAATATTTAAACCCTGCAATCTAAAGAATAGTTCTCCACCATCATAATCATCATTTACATATGCGACCAAAGAAAGAGTGCAGTTGTAAGAATATCCATGATCGTGATGCTCTTTAAAGTGTTGGCCTGGGCCATACTTAATAAAATTAAATGCCTCCCAATATTTAAGTGGCATGATGTTATAATCTCTTCTGTAATCTTCTACTGCTGCAAACTGTGCGTCATAGATGTCTTGCCATAATGCTTGAAGATTTAGTGAGTCTTGGCTTTTATCTAATTCTATATCTGTTTTCTTAAACTTAAAGTCAACGCAGTCCCTATAGTCTGGCATAAGTTGCTGATATCCTACGTATGCTGGCATCCAGTGGTATCTTTTCCCTTCTGCTGACAACTCTCCATATCCAGCAACTGATCCTAGATTGGCCTCAAGTCTGTTTATTACATCAAACTCTTTTTTAATTACGCCTCTATAGCAAATAATTCCATTGCCAAGATCTTCTTTTTCTGTCCATGTCTGCATTGTATTCTCCTTATTTATATTCTCTGCGGGACCAAACTTTTTTAATGTACACTCCTCCATCAGGTTGCCGATAGAATTTTGCGTTATCTACCATTTTACCATATATCTCAGACTGTCCTAAAATCTCTATCTCGTGTTCCCAGTTTTCTCTTTTAAATGGAAGCACCTGCATGTATGGGGTTCCAGCAGGGAGCGTTCCTTCCCAGCCTTCTGCTATAAAAAATGGGAAACTTCCAAGAAGATGAACTTTGTCAGAGTCTACAACTCCAGTTGTGTTCATAAACGGAAGATCAAACCTATTCATTGGTGTCATAAATAATGCGCTATATCCTTCTGGTAACTCTAGACCCCATGGTGAACTCCATGCAAAATGGTATTGGTAATACCCTTTAGGATGTTCGAACTGTGGCATTGGTGGTCTTTGTGTACAAAAGTCTTTATACTTAGGGTCATCAATTGTGACATTAATTATACCCTGAGAATTTTTAGCAAATGTTAGGTCACAAGGAGTTTTAAATACATATCCAGTTGCAAACGCATCCATAATTGCAGGACATGCTTTCCATGTAGGTATCTTCCCATAGTCATCTGTTGTGCCTTCTTTAGGAAATGGACAAACCTCTTTTGGTGCTTTGTAGTATTCTCCGTTTGGCATTTTAGCAAATCTGTCTGCGTCTTTATACCAATCTGGCATTTCTTTTTGTGTTGGGACTGGTGTAGAAATGTTTTCTTTGTCTAACCAGGGCCTAAAGGATCTGAACTTGGCGATTAAAGACACTACTTGTGTCCTAGTTCATTAATGTCTGTCATTACGACAACACAATACTTTGTTCCCTCTTTCATAGGCAATGAAGCATGTTCATAGATATAGTTTGATGGGCAGAGAACAATATCTCCTATTTTTGGAGCATGTGTGTAGTTGTCCATTCTTGGAAATCTAATTTCGCCACCCTCATAGTCTTCATTAATGTAGATAACAGCAGACACTGTACAGTTGTACATTGGGCCGTGGTCTGCGTGTATGTTAAAGTGAGTTCCTTGTCCTTCGTATTTTACAAAGTTAAATGCCTCATAATATACAACATTGATACCCCAATATCTAGCATAATCATCAACGCACAACTTTAACTTTTGATAAATTTCTTCATGAAGATCAATAAGTTCAGAATTATGTTCATCTCTTGGCCCTAAGTTTTCTTGCTTAAATCTAAAGTCTACTGCATCTCTGGCCTTCTTAATTGGAACATCAGAATTAGTTACTTTTGCTTCTGACCATTTATATTTACCATTCCCGCCAAGATTTGACTCTAGAATCTTTATGTATCTTTCAGAGTCTTCTTTTGAAAATACGTTTCTATATAGATTGATTCCTAATGCTGGGTTTTCAACTAAAACATTGTTTTCAATAGTTCTTGATGGATATCTGTTTACTGCAGTTTCTGATCTATCCTTAGTAAACCAAGGGGTCTCATTTTCATCATAAGTTGTCATAAATTATTTCCCTATTCCTTTGTTTTAGTTGTGATTATATTATATCACAAAACAATTGTCTAGATATTTTTTATTAAACTGGTGAGATTTCTCTGGTTACTTGATTGTATGAAACCTTTGTTCCATTAACTGCAAAAGCACACTTTACCAAGAAAACTTCGCCAGAAAAGGCTGCATCATAAAGTTCTGCCTTCTCATTATCAGAGTCAATACTCATTCTGTGAATAATCTTGTTTTCACACAGGAAGGCATACTGCTTGTATGAGTCTTTTTCTGCTTGTGATAGTGCTAAAAAGCCTTCGTTTGCAGTTCCATCAAATGATGTCCCATTCCATGTTGAGCCTTTTGTGGCTGTTGCCTTATGGTCTGTTATGTTCATACCAACTACAGGAAGACCTTTATCCCACTCAGAATCAAGAGAGGCTCTTACTTCCTCCGTAGTTCTAAGTGCTGAGATTACATCATAGGTATCTTCAGTATCTTTAACAATTATTGCGTACATAGTTTAGATCTCCTTTAGTATAGTATAACATATTTATTAGCATCCACAACTACCGCAGCAACTAGGACATGCTTGCCAGCAATAACTTCTGATACATCCTGAACAACCACTGCTAGAGAAGGTTGGTGGGAAGAACGGTGGGAAGAACGGGAAGAATGGGAAGAACGGTGGGAAGAATGGGAAGAACGGGAAGAATGGGAAGAATGGTGGGAAGAATGGGAAGAATGGTGGGAAGAACGGTGGGAAGAATGGGAAGAATGGTGGGAAGAACGGTGGGAAGAACGGGAAGAATGGTGGGAAGAATGGGGGGAAGAATGGGAAGAACGGAAAGAATGGTGGGAAAAATGGAGGGAAGAATGGGAAGAATGGGAAGAACGGAGCAATAGTAGTTACGTTATTAGATGCTGGTGACACTGCAGAGTTACCATTAGCGTTTGTTGCATAAACTGTATATGTCTGTGCTGTATTTGCTTCTTGGGTAGGTGATGCCGAAGTTCCTGCTGTTGTGGCTCCCTTTCCATCTGATGATGCCCAGGTATAACTAGTTATCGCAGATCCACCATTTGCTGGTGCTGTCCAAGTAACTGTATCCTGATCTACTCCTGCTGTAGCAACTGGTGCTGAAGGAGTTGCTGGAACTGTTGTAATTGTTACAGCAGCAGATGCAGCAGACGCAGCAGAAGTTCCTGCAGCGTTAGTTGCTGTTACTGTAAAGGTTACAGAAGTTGCTGAAGATAGTCCAGTTACAGTCAAAGGAGATGATGCTCCAGTTGCTGTCTGTCCTGTGCTTGCTGTTACTGTAAAAGATGTGGCAGCAGGAGAAAGTGCTGGTAAAGAAAAAGAAACAGTGGCTGCACCATTATTAAATGCTCTTCCTGTTCCTACATTTGCTGCTGAAACACCTGTTGGTGCTAAAGGCTCCAAAAAGTCATTTGACGCTTGGGACTTTTTACCTATCTTCTTACCTGCTGCCATTTGTATCTCCTAATTTCTTATTGAATTTTGTATTACGCTGTCAAATCGCCGTAGACAACCCATGTGTTTTCTGCTCTCTTGAAAAGAGTTGCAGATGACCACTGAGTTCTCAACTTAAGACCTGGTGTTGCATTTACGGTAACTCCTGCTGCTCCAGCAATCGTTACTTGACCTGCACCAGTTTGAAGAATATCTAAAGATGTTCCTACTGGGTAAGCAATTGATGAATTTAGCGGAATTGTTAATGTAAGTGCTGATGCTGAATTCATTTCAATTAAATCATCTCTGTGATTTAGCGTTGATAGAGTATAAGATGCTGTCTTTTGTGTAATTGGTGTGTATGAATCTACCTTTGCTGCAAGTGATGTTGTAACTGTTGAAGCAAAGTTAGCATCATCGCCAAGTGCTGCAGCAAGTTCGTTAAGGGTGTTAAGTGCGTTTGGTGCACCATCAATAACTGCTGTTACTTCTGCAATTGCTTCAGACTTTGCTGTTGCGATTGCTGTTACAGTTGCTGTTGAAACTGGCTTGTCAGCATCTGATGTATTGTCAACATTTCCAAGACCTAGAGTGGTTTTTGTAACTGCTGCCACATCTGCAGTTGTTGCTAGAAGTGATGTGTCTGCAATACCATGGACATTTGT